TGAAAGGCATGCAATTTGTCGGCTCTGTAAGAGAGCCATTCGTCACCAGTCATTTGGTCAATTTGGTCATAAGTCATGTTGTTTCCTTTCAGGAATTATTCGGTGCAAACCAGTGGTTGAAGCTGTTAAGCTGAGCTTGTGTATCATCGATACAGAGATCAATGAAGCTCACCCTGTCCCAATCTCCTTCGGAGAATGCTTCATCTCTAGCCTGTTGCAAATTGATCAGATGTTCTTGAACATTAAATCGTGTCATGTTGTTTCCTTTCAGGAGAGTGAATAGATGCTTGCTCGTTGGTTAGTTACACTAAGTGCAACAACCCTTGACTGCTTGATGGGTTGCTCTGTACTACGTACAACAAAGCTGTCGTATTTGTAGGGGTTGTAAGCAACAGCTTGACCAAGTAGGGAGCTACGCTCCACTGTTACATGGTCATAAATGCCATCCTCCCAAGTGCCACAGACACCAGCATGGACATTCTTGCGCTTCTCTCGTAACACTCGCTGTCTACCTGCTTCAGACACCTTGAACGTGGCATCATGTATCAGCACAGCGTCACGGTGTGCAACTACACGTCCCTTCAGACCACCCTCAAGAGCTTTAATGCTAAAGCATTTGCGGTGTAGATTAAAGTATACGTAAACTCTCATGCTGTTTGCCTCACATAAAATGTGTTACCTACAAACTCACCGATAACATTGTTATGTTCAGGGGTTGCTACTGGCATGGCATCATCATGTTCCATGATGTAAGCCTTACGGCTCACAGTGTCAAACATAATGTCATCACCTTTGGTGATAGGGAAGCCACTCATGGCGCATTTGCCATTGAATTTGGCTGTCATACGTTTCAACATATTGTTTCCTTTCAGGAACCTAACGAAATTTCATACACTTTTACATCACCTTCATTGTGTCTGTAATGCACACCTTCAAAGAACATGTGATGTGTGTCATTGGTCTTATTAACTGACCGTTTGGCACAGCCAAACAACGTTTTCCACGTTGGGTTTGTTAACACTTTAGACCTATAGGTCTTACTCTCACTGCCACCGAAAAAAGTGTCTGCAAACACCACCACTTGGCATTTGCCCTGTATAGCAATCGAAGATTGCACATACCCTGTGTCATATAACATATTATTTCCTTTCAGGAATTGCAAGCTTCAGCCATTGCATTTTCACTATCGATTGTCAACAGGTCAAATACCTGTTGTCGTGTACCTTTGTAACCCATACCTTTCAAAATTGCATAGCAAGTTTTACCCTTGGATGTAAGTCTCATACCATGCATCTCAGCTTTAAGACCTTGTCTTAACACTCTCAAACGATACGCATTGATTTGTTGTGGTGTATTCAAAATCATCATGTTTCCTTTCAGGAATGGTTGCTTAAAAGAAAGCATTAACTACGTTAACACTCTCTCAAAAACCCACTGTCTAACACCGACCCCAGTGCCACAGTGGAAAAAGCCTCTCACATACATTATCAGCATGATGTATCAGCATGCCTTGTACATTCACCCTGTACAAGCTGGGTTAGCCCATAATGATGATGCATACCTTGCTACAGCATACATCCTCACCGACACTAAAACTACGTTTTTAAAGAACTTGGAAGCTACGCTTCACAGCGATGCAACCACAATGTTAGATAACATTCTGCAAAGGGCTATGCCCTTTACGCAAGGCTATCAAAGCTACGCTTTAGACAACGAAACCAGTGGCATCAAGCTTCGCTTTACCCTTGGCATACAAACCGACAATGACTCCGTCATCATCAAGATGACGTACATCGCTTTTATCACCGGACACCACAGCAATACCTTTAAAGGTATTAGGGATGTCTTGTTCCTTACGGAACACAACAGCCATTCTCATACCCTTTGCTATAGCAATTTCAACGAAAGGCTGGAAGCCTTCAACACCGCTGTAGCTGAATGTAAGGTCATAATTCTTAGGCAAATCTTTACGATTTGCATCCTTGGTATAGTCATAGAATTGAGTGTTAGGGAAAGCAGCAAATATGTTTACATATTCAATGCCATCAACTCCAGTAAAAGCTACGCTTTCCCAACGAATGTCGCTAGTCCCATTCAATCTGACTAAAGGTTGCAAACCTTTCTTGTTGGCTTTCTTGATGAGCTTTGCAATATCAACAACAAGTTGTTGCATGAAGTCATTCCGATCAGTAAAAAACCATGTGGTTTTGTTGATTCGAGCCAACTGAACAGAGCTGAAAGCTCCACGACCTGCAGTGAATAAGCAAGCTACATCACACTTAGCAGTCTTTGCCATAGAACAAGTGTTCCACTTGGTAGTGTTTGCCGGAGCTAAGTAGAGGATGCCTGTTAAGAAACCTAAGGTTTCTCCCTTGGTTGTTTTTGCATCGGCAGAGACAGAAAGCAAAGCTTTAGAGCGTTTGAACATGGTGTTTCCTTTCAGGAAGGTTGTGGCGTTTGCCGTTTAAAATTTCAATTTTACTGCTAGGTTTCACGTTGTCGATTAGGACAAACCCTTAGTTTCTTTCCTATAAATGTATAAAACATTTATAACGGCAACTGCTGACATCAACAACCCAGCTATCAAAGCGAAGCTTTGTATTACCGGAACGTCAATTGCTAAAGCACAAGCAAATTCGACAATTGCAAAGCAACTATAAAGCACCGCTACCGGAGCTTCAGTGTAAATGTAGAAAATTCGATTCAGCGATTTTGCCATTTTGGTTCCCTTCATGTCTTTCATTTAACTAAGAAGAAAAAGATCTTTCCTTCTTCGTAAACAAAGAAGGAAATCTTTTTCTGTTAAATGAAAGACATGGGGTTGAGCACGTATACGCAGATCTTTGTAGATTTATACAATTTAAGATGCCAACGAAGTTGTCATATAAATTGTTTATATAAATCTTCAAAGTTGTGTAAGGCTTTTTGCTGACGTTTTCGGCAAGATAGCTGCTTTGAATGATAAAAGCAACATAGTTGCTTAGGATGATATTTCGCTGTGAAATGTCCTGATCGGGATAAAAACTTGTTTTTATGCTCAAAAACGATGATAAATGTCCTGATCGGGACAAAAACAATGTTTACATTGTATACTTAAACGGCTTGTTGTATGTTTAATTGTATACTTAAAAGTATACTGGTGAATATAGTGACCAAATGATCAGGGTGGTATTATATACCAACCTTTGTTACTGACCCGTTGGTCATTAAAATCGATGTTATTTCAACAATATTTTACTACGTAGCTGATTTTCAATCAGTTTTCAATAGCTCGTAAGTCATTGATTCCTAAAGGAATTGTGTTATCTAGGTATCATATGCTATGCATGAATGTATCACTTGCATCATGTCCCGCATTATGCACATGCATATCCGCTAGCGCACATCGCATGCGAGGGTGGGCGTGAGCCACCCGGGGGTAGGGCGCTATGTGTATATGGCTATTCCCACGGAAGAGGTATTTTCATCTGTTAACCACATTGCTAAAAAGTAGTTAACAAAACAATGGTCTTTTTAAAGCGTCTACAACAAGCCATCGTATATACAGGCTACCCATGTATGCACCATCCCCAAACAAAGCCTTCTACACCCCTTTAAAGCCTTCCTAGAACGTCTATAAAAAAACATAAACATCGACTACAAAAGTGTGTTACCATCAAAACTACAATGCAATCTAAAGCGTTACAATAGAAAAAAACAAAAGAAAAAGCTTGACAACGTTAACGCAAATGTGTAACACTCCGTTCTATGGGGGTAGGGGGCTATATAGAAACTACAAAGTCTATATTATAAAATCATAGATAAATAGAGATAATTAGAATCTTTACTATAAAATCATAAATAAATAGAACTCTATTTATATATTCTTTTCTTATTCTTTTATATTCTTTTATTCTATATTAATAATTATAAAACTATATACTTTAATTTTTCTATAAAGATCTATATAACAAAAACAAAGACATGAAATTATCAACAAGAAAAGAACTAGAAGCTAATGGTTTGTTATCTTCAGCACCGTATTCAGTGACATCTAAAATCTATATAGCTATGCATAACGAAGCTTTAGATAACATTCATATTCCACATTCAGATGTTTATTACGTTAGAACAGCATTAGAAAAGCACACAGGTTTTTGGTTACCTTTAGATCGTGTCGAGAATGCGATGAAGGCTGAAGGGTGGAGAGATAGGAAAGGAAACAGATATGGCAATTAAACGTGGACAAGAAGAGTTTAGTGGTTACAATAAACCAAAGGCAACGCCTAAGCATCCAACAAAGAGTCATGTTGTTTTAGCTAAAGAGGGAGATGTGGTAAAACTAATTAGGTTTGGACAGCAAGGTGTTAAAGGTGCTGGAGCCAATCCAACTACAGATGCAGATAAAGCACGTAAGAAGAGTTTTGAAGCAAGGCATGCAAAGAATATAAACAAGGGTAAGATGTCTGCTGCATATTGGGCAGATAAGGTGAAATGGTAATGTGGGTAATGGTTTTGTTAATGATGCATGTTGCTGATCCAAGCAGACAAGTGTTTTCTTTAGAAAAAGAGTTTGACAATGAAGCTGTTTGTTTTGAAAACATGAAGAGGTCAATGCAGGTGTTAACAATGAATAGTTTTATAGTGGTAGGTAAATGTGAAAACAACAAAAGCAATTTATACTAAGCTTGAGTTTGCAAAATTTAAATAAGGAAAAACATGGCAACGGAAAATACAAAGAAGGCAACTGACAGCAAGGCAGCAGAAGCTAAGGCTGCAGAGACTAAAGCTGCAGAGGCTAAGCAAATAGAAAAATATCGCAGGGCTGCAGAAGACAAGAGCATTCCTTCCGACATACGTGAGCAGATGTGGCAGAAGGCTACAGACTTAGCTTCTAAGGCTGCTGGCTTTGCTAAGGGTGGTATGGTTCTTAAGAAGCCTATGAAGGCTGTTGTCAAAGCTCCTATGAAGACTCCTATAAAATCAATAATTAAGAAAGCACCTGCTAAGGTGATGAAGAAGAAGAAATGAAGATTCCTATTAAATACTCTGCTGCTGAAGCACAAGCTCTCATTGCACAGAAGATGAGGGATAAGAATCTTACATTCAGTGAGAAACGTGAGTTGGAAGATCAGTATGCTCAATTATCAGAGCGTTCATTTGCTAAGGGTGGAGTTGTTACTAAAGGAAACAAAATGGCTACTAAAAAAATGGTTGAAGGTAAAGAGACATCTAAGGGTGCAATGATGAAGAAAGAAAAGGTTCAAGAAAAAATGGGCAAGGGTAAAGGTGTTGCCATTCTCATTGCTCCTATGAAGAAGATGTCATATGGTGGCATGACTAAAAAAGGATATGCTGCTGGTGGTATGGCTATGGTTGAACAAGCAGGAAAGAAAGTTCCAGCTTTTGCTGCTGATGGTATAGGCAAAATGAACATGGGTGGTATGGTTAAAAAAGTAACAAAGAAAAAATAATGAAACCCAAGTCTAAAGTTAATCAAGCAGGGGTTTATACAAAACCCACTATGCGAAAAGCATTGTTTGAACGCATCAAGGCTGGGTCTTCAGGTGGTGATGCTGGTGAGTGGTCAGCTAGGAAAGCGCAATTGTTAGCAAAACAATATAAAGCAAAGGGTGGGGGCTATAAATCATGAAAGACCCACAACAGTCTTTAAAAGATTGGGGTAAGCAGAAATGGCGTACTAAGAGTGGTAAGCCTTCGTCACAGACGGGTGAGAGATATTTACCAGAGGCTGCGATAAAGTCTTTATCAGCAGCAGAGTATGCAGCAACCACAAAAGCTAAAAGAAAAGGCACTGCTGCGGGTAAGCAATTTGTAGCGCAACCAAAGAATGTTGCAAACAAAACAGCAAAGTTTAGAAAATGATAACCAGCTATCCCGATCCTATACAAACTCCTTATGAACTCTTAGTTGCTCAGGGGTTGGTGACGGACGTTTCTAGTTTATTTAAGTTTGGTTTTAATTCTGATATAGATACAGCAGAAGAAACTGTTTGGGATGGTGGAGGTATATACACATATCCTTCTTCTGCTCTTGCTATGACAATAGTGAGTTCAAGTGTTAATGATGCTGCTGCTGGTACAGGCGCTAGAACAGTGACTGTTATTGGTCTTGATACAAACTATCTTGAGGTTACACAAGTTGTTACACTTAACGGAACAACACCTGTGTCTATACCAACATCATTAATTCGTGTCTATCGTGCTTTTGTAACTACGGCTGGTTCAGGTGGTACAGCAGCAGGTACTTTAACAATTGCTAATGGTGGAACCACTTATGCTCAAATAACGTTAGGTGCAAATCAAACGTTAATGACTGTTTACACTGTACCTGCTGGCTACACTCTCTATCTTACTTCAGGGTTTATTACCACTGGTTCTGCTTCTGCTAATCAATACATTGTAGCTAGGCTTATTCAAAGACCTTTTGGTGGTGTGTTTAGAGATATTTCTAGACTGACAGCACCATCTGGTCAAGTGAGCTTTGATGGTTTTGCTGCTCCTTTAAAGTTTTTAGAAAAAACAGATTTGGAAATAAGAGCTTATGGATCATCTAACAATAATGAAGTGTCTGGTGTATTCTCTGGTTTTCTAATAAAAAATTAATATGGCAACAACAAAAAACAGAACACTGTCTACAGTGTTAACAACCAGCAATCAAAATGTTTATGTTGCCCCAACATTATTCAAAGCTGACATTGATTCTATTTTAATAACAAACGATAGCTCTAGTGCTGTCTCTGTAACAATGGAATGGTATAGCATAGTATTGAATACCTATTACAAAGTGTTAGGAACCATTTCAATAAGAGGTAACAGTGTTTTACAGATTGAAAGACCTTTAGGTCTTGACCAACAAGACAGCATCAGAGCCTTAGCTAGCACAGCAGGTGTTATCACTGTCACTATCACAGCAACTGAAACATACACCACCTCAACATTATAACAGCCCATATATGAACCATTAAGCGGGTTTATAGTTCATATTTGACAACATAGGATCCATTATGGCAAAAGAACTTACAGAACAACACAAGAAATTTCTAGACGTATTATTTAGCGAAGCCAATGGAAACATTGTTGCAGCAAAGCGTCTTGCTGGCTTTTCAGAAAACTACAAGACAGCCCAGCTAACAAACTATTTAAAAGAAGAAATCATTGAGGCTACACAGCTATACATTGCTATGAATGCGCCACGTGCTGCTATGGCAATGGTTGGCGGTATACTTGATCCTACAGAGCTTGGCATCAAAGAGAAGATGAATGCTGCTAAAGATTTGTTGGACAGGGCTGGATTGGTTAAGACTGACAAGATTCAAGTTGAGAGTAGCAATGGTGTTATGATATTGCCAGCGAAGGATAGAGTAGAGGAAGAGTGATGACTAGAGACATTGGTGCATGGATATTGCCACAAGCTCCTAAGACCTCTGACTATGTATCAATACCAAGAATAGGTCGTACCATTCCTTTTGGTTATGAAGCAGACCCAGAGAATGAAGGATGGTTAAAACCTATACCAAAGGAGCTAGAAGCTCTTGCAAAAGCCAAGCTATATCTAAAACAGTATTCATTGCGTGAAGTGTCTATATGGCTTACCAAGATATCTGGTAGATATATTTCACATGTAGGTTTAAGTAAACGAATAAAAGATGAGCGATCATACAAAAGACGGTCTACAACTTACCGCAACCTTGCCTACAGGTACAAAGAAGCGCTCGACAAAGCGCAAGCCTACGAAAAAAGAATTGGCTCCGAAGCCAGCGATAGTTATTTCGACAGCGAACAATACAGAAGACTCACAGAACAATCCGTCCCCAATATTAGTTAAAGAAGAACCTGTTGTTGAACAACAAAACATCATCTTTAAACCTAACGTAGGACCACAGACGTTCTTCCTTGCTGCTGCAGAACGTGAGGTGTTGTATGGTGGTGCTGCTGGTGGTGGTAAAAGTTATGCTATGTTGGCTGATCCGTTACGTTATATGGGTCATCCACAATATTCTGGGTTGTTGTTACGACACACCACAGAGGAATTGCGTGAACTCATCTGGAAAAGCCAAGAGATGTATCCAAAGATATATCCCGGTATTAAGTGGTCAGAGAGAAAAATGCAATGGCAAGCACCTTCTGGTGCAAGACTTTGGATGTCATACCTAGACAGGGACGAAGATGTGCTTCGGTATCAAGGTTTGGCGTTTAGTTGGATTGGTTTTGATGAGTTGACGCAATGGCACACACCGTTTGCGTGGAACTATATGCGTTCACGCTTGCGTACATCAGCGCCAGACCTACCAATTTTTATGAGAGCCACGACAAATCCGGGTGGTCCGGGGCATTCTTGGGTTAAGAAGATGTTTATTGACCCATCACCCGCAGGAAAAGCGTTCTGGGCTACAGACTTAGACTCTGGTCAGACGCTGGTGTATCCTAAAGGACACAGTAAAGAGGGTGTTCCTCTGTTTAAACGCAGGTTTATACCTGCTATGTTGTCGGATAACCCCTACTTAGCTGATGGTGGTGACTATGAAACCATGTTGTTGTCTCTACCTGAGCACCAACGTAAGCAATTGCTCGAAGGAAACTGGGATATTGCAGAGGGTGCAGCGTTTTCTGAGTTTGATAGGACAAAACATGTCATTGATTCCTTTGATATACCGAAGAGTTGGACAAAGTTTAGAGCGTGTGACTACGGATATGGTAGTTTCTCTGCAGTTGTGTGGTTTGCTGTCACTCCTAGTGAACAACTCATCATCTATCGTGAGCTTTATGTTAGCAAAGTGTTGGCTAAAGACCTAGCACACCTGATATTGAGGGCAGAAGCTGATGATGGGCTGATACGCTACGGTGTATTGGACAGTAGTTGTTGGCATAAGCGTGGTGACACTGGTCCTTCGCTGGCAGAACAGATGATTATGGAGGGTTGCCGTTGGCGACCTGCAGATAGGAGTGCTGGA